ACAGCTTGGCCTTCCCTCGGATGGGGCTCTGATCCGAAACGCAATCGCCAAATCGCTGAAACACCCTTCTACAGAAACCTTACATACCGGGATATGGCAAAGAAACTCGGCCATGGAAGCAATTACCGAGGCCTTCCCCCAACAATGGCACGACACGCAAAAATCCCAACAGCCACAGCCGAACAATTCCAACGAGCCTATTTCGAACGATTTGCGGGAATACCAAAGTGGCACCGATGGGTTGCAAGTCAACTCCAAACAACCCACAGCATTACCACGCCGCTCGGTCGCCAAAGAACATTCTTCGGTCGTGCGAACGACGACACGACGCTCCGGGAGGCGATTGCATTCTCACCGCAGAGCGCGACGGCGGATCGGTTGAATTTGGTCCTATGGCGCGTCTGGTATCATATGCCAGAGGTGCAGCTCATCGCCCAAGTCCACGACGCCCTTTACTTTCAATATCGTGAAAGTGCTGATGAAGTTGAGACGATTGCAAAGGCCTTGTCACTTTTCGACATCGCCTTTGAACACTCCGGGCATAAGTTGGTCGTGCCGGGAGAGGCCAAGGTCGGATGGAATTGGGGAAACTTTGATCCCATAAACAATCCCGACGGCTTGGCCAAATTCAAAAACAAAAAGGACGAGCGAAAGCGAACACCTCTCCTTTCACAAAAACTTTGACTTTTAAAAATTGGGGCTCGTCGTGGATTTTGTAGATCAATTTGTAAAGTTTACTGAAGAGCGGCCAAGCCCGGAGATTTTCCGTAAGTGGGCCGCAATCACCACCCTGTCAGGTGCGCTCGAAAAGCGCGTCTGGACGATGACAAAAGCAGGGCCTCAATTTGCAAACCTTTACGTCATGCTTGTGGCCCCTCCGGGTGTCGGCAAATCACAAGCAATCAATCCCGCAGAGCAACTTTTAAAGTCCACAAAGAAATACAACATCGCACCAAACAGCGTGACGGCTGCGAGTTTCATCGACGCACTCGTCAAGGCACATCGCACTGTGCTTCTCCCTGACAACAAACTTCTACAATACCATCACATCTTTGTGTTCGCAGCAGAACTCGGAGTCTTCTTAAACACTCACGATCTAAACTTTCTTTCTATCATTAACGAATTATTCGACCATAAAGACTCCTATCGGGAAGAACGCCGTCACTCCCTCAAAGACCCTATTGACATTCCGAAACCCATGACGACTCTCCTTGTCGGTTCGCAGCCGGGATTTCTTGCCACACTTCTCCCCGATGCAGCATGGACGATGGGTTGGACCTCACGAATGCTCATGGTCTATTCGTCTACTGCCCCCGACGTGCCGCTCTTTGGTGAATACAAAAACCAAGACAAGATCATGTCAGGACTTGTAAAGAAGCTCGATGAAGTCGCAGATTATTATGGTGAAATGAAATGGGATCAATCGGCAATTGCGGAGATGGAACGCTGGCGCAAAGACAAATGGGCTCCGATCCCGGATCATCCAAAACTCGCAAATTATCTTCCACGTCGCGGCACGATCTTCATGGTTAAACTCGCCATGATCGCTGCGATGTCAAGAGGTGAAACGCTCGCCATTAGGTTACAGGATGTCGAGAGGGCAAGAGGCTGGCTTTTAGAAATCGAGTCGCTCATGCCTTGCATCTTCCGCGACATGATTATGCGCTCTGACGATCAAGTCATCGAAGAAGTATTCCAATATTCTTTCGAGATTTACTTAAAGCACAGGACGCCGCTCGCATCTGCCCAGATCCTGCGCTTTTTGGCCCAACGAACACCAGCCGAAAAAGCCGAACGAATTTTGTCCTTGATGGAAAAGTCTGGGATTTTTGAGCGTGTAGCAGGCACAGAAACATACATCCCTCGCGCCCGCAACATGCACGGTTTAGCTTAAAAGCTAAGGTGTTAGGTCCACTCTATACTGAGTCTAAAGTGGGTTTAATTCTTAATGCAATACAAAACTGCATAGTTCTCAGGTCTTGTTTCTGCGCCAGCTTCTCGACTGTTTCCGACATGAGTATTGGATGTAGAAAGAGCTGTGGCGATGTTGCCATAAATACTACCAGCTGTTCCTGCCGCCCAACTGTTAAACTGAGTTCCAGAGTCTCCCGCAAGATAAGAACCAGCATTTGGTCCATGGGAGTGCAAGGGATCGTATAAAGTATGGTCATGTTGGCCAAATTGATCTGGCTCATAAGAAGCAAAAGCGCGGCCTGTAAACGTAAGAGCAGTTGTTCCTCCACCAAACGTAATTGTGCTTGTGCCGGAATAACTTGCACCAAGATACAAATTTCCACCAGTTGCGGTTACAGCGGCATTTTTTGAAATTGTAATTGTCGTTCCATTTACAATAGAAGCGATGGTTGTATTTGGAGGAATAGTTGAGTTTGAATTATAAGAACCTCCAATGTTTTGCCCAACAGATAATATAGACGTATTTGGTATTCCTGTGATTGTGGAACTTCCAGCTGTTGTATTGCCAGTTATTGTTAGAGAAAAATAAAGTGATGTTGAACTTGGGATAGCAACAATAGTTGAGCCTGTAGGAATACCTGCACCAGTTACACTTTGCCCAACATATAGATTACTTGTATCTGAAAGGCCTGTGATAAAATTACTCGCAATCGTTGTTGTGCCAGTTTGACTGATGCTTGTGATAGAAGGTGCAGCAGAAAGTGTAATAGCTGACGATGAAAGAATTGACGCGACAGTTGTTCCAGATGGAATACCCGGACCACTAACTCCCATTCCAACATACATCAAACCTGTGTTTGAAAGACCTGTGACTGTGGTGCTGCCAGCGGCTAACACACCATTTATCACCGTCATATCGTTTCCTGCACCATGATCCCAGCCCCGTAAAAATCGGCCTTGAAAATTAGGAATATTAAATGTTGTGGTTCCATCACCGGAACCCCATATTGTTTGAATTGCAGCATATAGACTGGAGTAAGTTGTCCGTGAAAGTGCCGCACCGTTTGTTTCGAGCCAGCCTGCGGGGCAAGTCTGTGTGGCAAATGTGCGAACTTCGCCGCTGTAATTTTGTGTGTTGTTAGTTACAAGCTGTAACTGACCAGTTGTGGCATAATAAGTAACACCAATTACGTTACCAGCAACAACCTCTCCTCCAGATAAAAAAGATGTTCCACTAGTTGTAGTTTTTACAACTGCAAGAGGAGTTCCTCCGTTGACACTAAGAGTCATAGATCCTGTATTTGATGTCGAGGCGACATAATAAAAAGTTTGACCATCGACATAAGAAAAAGCATTTACTGTTACAGTTTGTGTATTTGACGTGCCGCCGCCTGTTGCTCCCCATCCGAGATTTGAGGAACTTGATGTATCGGACGTAAGTTGGTTCCAGATTGTATTTCCATTCGCATCTTGAAGAAGTTCTGTATATGCCCCGGAACCATATATAATTGCTCGACCGTTTGCGTCTAAAATTACAGGATTGGTATTAAGAAGTGTCTGACCTGGATCTTTCCAAGTGTTTTTAGGAGTTGTTGTGCCGGGTATGTAAAAGTAAACTCGACCTGCAGCGGCAGGATTTCCGCTGTTATCAAAAAATTGCTGCTCACCGTTTGGAAGGAGCGTAGCGGATTGTAAAGATGTGGTGGATAGTAAAAGGGCCGTTAGACCCGCAGTAAATTTTTTCATCATCGACCCTTTCCAGCTCCAACTTGTGCGCCCATCGTTCCGCCCCCGCGAGATAAAACATTTAAACTTGGGGTAACGACGTTTGGTAATCTTCCTGTCATTGCCAGACGATTAATCGTCGGACTTGTCATTCCGTAACGTAAAAGGTGTTCACCAACTGTATGCCCTGCCGCCATAACACCTGCAGGGATTGCAGCATACAATGGCTGCCCTCCGATATATTCAAGAGCTTGTTGGAAAAGAGGTGAACCTTGATGCGCAGCTGTTGCGATACCGCCAGCACCGACCGCTGTTTTCCACCATTCGCCATGACCACCGGCACCGGCTTGAGGCTTTGCAAAACCTTGTGAGGTGACTTTTGGCATATGTTGTCCGACCTCGCCAAGTTCTTTTAGCGAGCCAGAAAGTTTTGCCTTGTCAACACGGGCTAAAAGTTTTGTCGGATCGACAATCCCGGTAGGATTTGCCAGTGGTTCCAAGGCTACAAGTTTTCGATAATTTTCCCTTGCAGCATTATACACATGACCTTTAACAGGATCAGTCACACTTAACTGTGTCAAAAGCGCATTCTTGATTTTTCCACCAGCCTGACGAAGTTTTGAGTCACCGGAGTTCAACAATTCATTCGCAATCACACCGTCGTTTCGGACAAAATCTCGAAACTTTTTTCCGTCCATTTTTGCAGTCTGACTTTCATTGACAATCTTCATCAATACAGAGTCGAGCTTATTTCTGATTGGATTGCCCCCGACAGTTGTGGCGTAAACATCCCTTCTAATTTTCAAAAGATCGTTAAAAAACGCACGATCAACTTTCAAGGTCGTAGAGGCTGCAATGTTTTCCAACAATTGGCCGTCACGATCCATTGCGGCTTTTACAGCCTGTTCCGTCATTTCCCGAATACCGACCTGTTTTGCAACAGCGTCAGAAAACTTTGCAACTTGTTCATCGTTTAAATGCTGCGGAACAATTCGTGCGTCTAACTTTTTAAGTTCTGGGGAGCCAAGTTGTGATCGACGAATGCCAAGATTAAATTTTGCATTTGCGTTTACCGCAGCTTGTTCAAGGGCAGGACTAACCTCTGCACTTAAAGGCGCGGCAAGTCGTGATACCAAGGGTCCGAAAAGCAAATTCGCGCCAGCACCCATGAGGGCACTTTCGCCAACACCTTGACCAAGACTTTGATCTTCCGGCTGTAAACCGCGTGTTAAAAGTCCTTGACCTGCACCTTGCACCGCGCCTTGTGCAGCAAGAGATCCTGCGCGTGTTCCGTAACCTGCAAGTCCTGCCGCACCTTCACCCGCACGACCTGACAGAAATTCTCCCGCAGCCTGTAGGGCCGGGGCAATTCGAGGTGCCGCCGCGCCCACCAGTTCTGCACCAATCTTTGCGCCTTTTGCGGCAAGCCCCATCGGCAAAGCCGTGCCGACAAGTGAGCCAGCCATTTCAGAAAGCATGTGGGTGCGAGGAGCGTATTCTTGATATTCCTCGCGTTCTTTTTGGATCTCAGCAAGGTTCTTTTCATAAAGCCCTTTGAGGTCAGTAGGCTCGCCTGTGATAAGTGTTGAAAGAGTTGGCCCTGCTCCCGTGGCTTTTTGGTAAATCGCTTTGCCCGCAGCTTCGAGAGCTGGATAAGCGCCGAGTGTCGCGCCGGTCAACATTGACCTACCAGCACCCCAACCTTCCGGCGGCTGCATTTCAACTTGCGGAAGTTGTGTTGGAGCTACACCTTTTGGAGCAATGCGTTCTTCTGCACGAAGCAGCCATTCGGGGGTAGGAGCTTGCCCAGCGCCTTCTCCCGGCGCACCGCCTGTTAAGCGTTCTTCAGCTTTTTGAAGCCAATCTGGAGTTGCCTCTGCAGGCGCTTCGCCTTTTGTAATCGTGATGACGCGCTTTCCGCCGCCTTCTGGGGCATAGAACTCCGTGCCGCCAAGCGTGAGTTTGTGTGCTTCTCGCGTAGCCCAGTCCGGCACTAACTGCCGGTTATCACTCATCGCTAATTGTTTTTGTGCGGCAGGAGCGTAAAAGTGTGTAGCTCCGTGGGTGAAGTCTGGGACCTGCCCGGAAGCTACGGCATCCACAACTTGGAGTGCTTTAGCGTATTGTGGGGATCGCGGGTCATGCGCAAGAGGATCGTTGTGCCGACCAGTTCCCGCATGTAACCAAGGCTCAAAAGCATAAGGCTTGGTAATGATGTCATGCACCGTATCACCAAAACCTCCTTTTGATAATCTATTCCGAATGACGTGCATACCCGCAGCTTGCCCTGCAACATCTGGTCCAAATTCGGAAAGAAGTGTGCGCGCAGCATAATCGCGTTCTTTTGGAGAAAGCGTGATGGCAGAAGATGCGGTAGCCTCATCCATTATTCTTGCTCCTTTTTCGCCGAGGCGAACCTGCCGGGAGACTCTACTTTATATTCACCACTCGACAAGCGTTTTGACCGCACGAGATGGTTCATAAATTCATTGTCGAATTGGGTGATGCTATACTGCCCTTCCCGATGGTGTTTTTTGTATTCTTCGAGGGAAAAGGCTTCAAGCTTGGCAAGATCATTTAACTTTTTGGAGAAGTTAAAAATCTTTTCGAGCGCCTTTGGATCGGTTTCAAGATTCGGATTGGCTGCAGCAAACTTCTCAAATTCCAAGTTTGTGATGCGTCCTTGGCCGCCAAGCGTTTGCCTCAACAATTCCATCGAATGCGGAACCATGAGCTTTTCAAATTCCTGTGCCGCAGCAAACGCGCCTTTACCGCCACCCATCATTCTGTCAGACATATCTTCCATACCAAGCGCCCGTGCAACACCAGCCAATTTCATAATTGTTGGAGTTCCGGGGCCGGTTTTGAAATCTTTCAGCGCCTTAACCGTTTCATCAATCCGCATCTGGATCGCAGACGCACCGGTAAGGTTTTTATTGATCTGGTCTTCAGCTTTAACAAACTGCTCAACTTGCCCCTCTTGATATTTTTGTTGTGCTGGAGCCATGCCGGTTGGAACAAAGCCGGAGGTGGCAGCAGGCCCAGAGGGTTGAGCCTGCTGCCGAGCCGCGCCAGCAACGGGAGGAGCCGACCCGTCCTGCACGACATCTTGTTCGGGCAAGCCTTGACCGCCCTGCATTTCTGAAAGAACTTGTTCGCGTGTTTTAACTCCGGGCTGACCTTGCGGGCCGATCACATTCGTAAACTCTTTTTGTTTTTCTATCGACTGTAATGTGTTGTTTAGAGCCGCCCGTCCGTTTTCTGTAAAAAGCGCAAGACTTCTCACAACTTGATTTCGATTATCTTTCGTGCCTACATTTGAACCAAGAACTGATGCAAGCGCCTGTGTCGCAGCTTTACGATCTTTGTAAATTCCAGCATTCGCTAATTCACCAAACAAACCAGCGATGTCTTGGTCTGTTGCATTTTCACCTCTCCCGATTTTATCTAAAAGCGGAAGAGCTATTTTACCCATCACGTCAAACCGTTTTAACTCTGTATCAGCTTTAGCTTGAAAAACTTTTTCATTAAGTTCTTTTTGTTCTGTTAAATATTTATAAATGTCAGGAACAATTCTGGACGCGACAGGATTTTTTGCAGCCTCAACTATCAATCCGTGATGATCGAGTTCTCCGGTAGCGGGATCAATGTGTTGCTGCATCATTTGCCCGAATGCTTGCTTTGCAGCGTAATCTTGTGCTTGCTGCTCTAAAGCCTGCTGCGCACGTTGGGCTTCAATACCACGCGTAGCCAAACCCTGCATTTGGGATGCAGTTTCAAGAGGATTTGCGATGCGCGGTTGCGGCGCTTGGGGAAAAGGAATGCCATCAGCCATTTTTATTCCTTACTGATTATACTGGAATGGATATTCAGCTTGTCCCCCAGTAAACACATTACTCATTGACGTTGGAGAATTTGCCCAAGCCTGTGCATTTTTAAAGGCAGGGCTATTAAGCCCGTAAGATGTTTGAGACGGATTTTGCATTTGTGCAAAATAAGGAAGCATTGCAGCCTGACCAACACCGCTTGCCAATGATTGAATGCCGCCGGAAAGCGCGTTACCTGCGCCCATCGTCGCCCCGCCAATCGTATTTCCAACACCACCAAACGCCCCCATCATGCCTTGACCTAACTGCGTGGCATTACCAGCCAAAGTATTTGCAGCGGTCGAGCCAACTTGAGAAGGGCCCATCAACATATTATAGGCTTGGAGATTTTGGTTCATGTAGTTTTGTAATTGCTGTTGGAAAGTCGTTCCTGCTAACCCTGTGGCATAATCCACGCCAGATTTTATCGCATTTCCAGACGCACCCAGCGTTTTACCCGCCATCGCATTTTGCGCAGCTTGTGTGCCTTGGGAAAGGGAAAATTTATAACCCGGAGTGTTTTCAAGCTGTGATTGAGTAGGTTGAAATGTAGAAAGTAAATTCGCACCGCCTCCGCCAACACCAGCGGTTTGCGCATCTGTGCCTTGTAGGTAATTCATCAAAAGGCCAAGAGATTTACTCCCGGCAGTTGTGTAAGGAGAAAGAGCTTGTTGTGCTTGACCGAACATGTTTTGGGCGTTTTGAATACCCAACAGCTGCCAAAGAGCGGATTGTTGTCCGGCTTGACTTGCAGCACTTGCCTGTTTTCCGGCCCCAAACATTCCTCCAAGGCCAGATAGAATGCTTCCTCCGGCCATAGCTAGTGTCAACGGGTCCATCTGCCTCTCCTAAACCTGTGTAATCAAATGATATTGGGAACCTCCCAATGTCACCGTTTCAATTGTTTGCCAACCTGACGGAACCGTCGCTGCGATAGGCAACAATACCACCGCGCCCGTCGTTGCGCCAGTTGTAGTATTATGAGTAACAGGCACACTATTGGCCTGTAAGGCATTTAAAAGGGCTTGTAATTGGCGAGACGGAAACCCGTTTTCATCCACGATCCCTTTTTGCGATGTCGGCACGACTACTTTCTGCATGTCATGTTTCCATCTTTTCAACATCAATCCACGCGCCGTTTAAGGCGGATGCAGTTGCCACGCTCCAAGACAATTGAAAAACCCGATCTCTTGCGAACCCAAGTCTTTTCCAAGAAGGAATGACTCTGTATTCACCAGTTGCTCCAAGAGATTGTTGAATACCATTGTTATAGGTTTTGCCCCGATCATCGCTCCATTGCAAAGTGATAATAGGCTTTTGAGAAGGATCGATATCCGTGCCGACTTCGATGTCAGCCATGAATTGAGAATAACTTACCCTTTTTCCTTCATTCAAAAGATGCGGAAAGGAGCGAACTCTTGTGATCGGATTGCCATTGTCTGTGTAATTGTTTAAGTCAAATTTATAAAGGGAGCCGTTTTGGTAATCCCCGACAATAACTTGATTGTAGGCATGGGCAACACAGTTTGACCGATGTCGATTTAAATTCCCGTTACTATCTATCGAACCGCGCTCATGCCAAAGCTGTGTTGATAAGTCGTAGCACCAAGTCGCGTTTGCAGATGGAAAGGTCAGCATATAGAAAATATGCGAACCTTGTTGATAGCAATATCCAATCGCGTCAGAAATTGTAGTGTATTTTCCAATTTCATCTGAAATTGCAGGGGTGGACACAATGTCAGCTTTATAAGCCGTGCCCATCATTATTAGTGCTTGGCCGTTGTTGTCAGCGGAAAGCCAGAAAATGTTAAGGCCCCACTTCGCCAGTGACCTTAGAGCGATGATCCCGTGTTGTAGGAAAACTCCGGGGATACCTTGAAACGGGAATGGATACGCCCCGACATCACTCCAGACTTCTGTTGTTCTTCGACCAAAAGCCCAGATTTCTTTATGCACCACATCAATGATTTGGAGTTGATCCGCATCACCTGTGATGGTGGCGAGAGCTGCAGGACTTGCGGTATATGTTGCAGCCCCGGAGTCACTCGACTGCATATTTGCATTAAGAGTAGAGGAAATCAAAAACGTGTCGAGATAACGAATTTGATTTCCGCCGACAAAGCCTAACGGCTGAAACACGCTAAAAGCTAAAGTGGTAAGATCAACACTCCAGCCATAAGTTGATCCGTCTAAAATAATAAGCACAGACTTATTATCATACATACTTACCAGACCACTTTGTGAAGCAATAAAACCTAAATTGTGTAACACAAAATTATCTGGCACGTAGTAAACAACATTTCCGATTACAGCAAACAAAAGCCCATTCGACGCAGTGTAAAGTTGCCGGACTTCAGCAACAATTCCTTGCGTAAGGAGCGTTAGCCCCGGAGTGCAGTAGTGCGTGTAAGGCACTTCTGCATCCTTGGTATTTTGTTCTGGGTATAAGTTTATGCAGCGTTGAGCGTTTGCGATGACACTCCGCGCTTCATAAGCACCTTGAACAAGTTGGATCTGGGGCATTTACCAGCCACCTTATGCTGATTGGAACTGCGTCCAGCTATCCACGCCTTTACCGGTTGTAGCATAACCGAAGAAGATCGCAGATTTACCAGCTGCAATAGTCACGCCCGTTGAACCAGCAGTCGTGTCGATTGTGTCAGAACCGGCAGCAAAAACTGTAAGAGTATTTGAACCGGAGTTACGGACATGAACAATGCCGCCTAAAATGCCGGAAGGCAGCACAACTCCACCCGTTGAAGGGGTTGTCGTGACAACATTGATGCCGAGTAACAACACTGGTGTTGATGAAGAAAGTGCGCCAGCAACTGCTGTGACAGCAGGATTTTGCTGCCATTGCGGATTAGCTGCGACGTTATCCATGTTGTTGCCGTCGTGGAGACGAAAGCCGGAGCCAAAGCGAACAGGTATAGTCATTTCATTTACCTCGTTTGGTCACTGTAAATATTGTAGACGCTCGGACGGACCAGATTATCCGGCATCACAAGGGAAGGAATTTGCGCATTTGCAGAACGGATTGTCTGCAACGCATCTGCCGCCAAACCCTCATATGAAGGATCTGGAGGAAGTCTATAAGCAGCGCGTGTCCTTACAACAAGATTATAATGGATCGCTGCAAGATATTCTGGCGGAAAAATAAAAGGACTTGTTAGATTGTTGAATTCTGTCAGCGTGTCTTTAAGAAGAATATGAACTTCGTAAAGGTTCGCTTGCGGCAGTGGCCATGGATAGATTTTACCTAAAGGCCAGCCTGAGTCGTAAAAGATGCACTGAGAAAATGACACAAGTTGTTTTAACGTGATCCTTGCGTAGTCCTCCATGGAGAACAGAATTTGAAGCGGGTAATCAACTGCCTGCGTCCCACTCGCTCCCGGCAGCATTCTAAAATACGCGCTTTCAATTTTATCTGGCCTTGTCGGCACGTTAATGTCGCCACCCGGACCGACCGTGTAAAACTCCGCCCCCGTCGAAACCACGCTGACATCAATCAAATGCCACACAAGCCAGCGTTTCATCCGCCACTGCGCGATCATCATGTTTAACCGCGTAAGCGCGTCATTCACGTCTTCTGCAAGAAGGGTCTGCCCGACGCCCAACACACCTGCGTCTTTATACGCTAATGTTATAATGTCGAGCGCTGTATAGGTATTGCCGCCGAAAGAAGTCGGGTAGATCGGGGGCGTGTATTGAACGGAGCAAGAAGCGTTTCCACCGGGAAGGGTTGCTGCAAGGGTGAAAAGCGCAGTTAATTGTGCGGAAGTCCAGCCAAAAGTTGTTTGAGCTAAAAGCGCCAAAGCATCAGTTTGGGCAATACAAACCGCAGAATTATATTGTATCCATAAAGTTGTGTTTGGATCAGCATTAACCGCCTGCGACAGCAAATCCATGCTTGACGCCGGAGCAGGAGATGGAAGGCCGATAGAAATCGCTGCAAAAAACTGTTCTCTTGATACAGTCGGAACGCTTGTGCTGGAAGGCGTGATCGTCGCACCACATGCGAGGTCAGCTCCCGGCAAAGTTGCTGCGAGTGTGAATAGGGCGTTAAGTTGTAATTGAGTCCAGTTAAATGTGGTTAAAGTTAAAATCGCTAAAGCGTCTGAGGAAGCAATGCAGGTGGCGGAGTTAAATTGCTGCCAAGCTGTGCTATTTGGATCAGAATTAACCGCTTGTGCAAGTATATCTAAATCCGCCATAAGAGCTACGGCGGAAAAGAATTGTTGCCGAGAAACTGTCTGCGTCATCTTTTACGCCTTTACCTAACGTCTTATACCACATTATAACATCATTGGTTTGCTTGATAAGTTCCACTAAATACAACAACAGCCCCACTTGCACTAGTAATCCAGCCATTATTATAAGCAAACGGAACCATTGAATTTGTTCCGCCAGAAATAGTCCCTTGAAGACTATTACCCGAACTATAATCTCTCCCCGGAAGAACTTGATTTGGCGCATTATTAGAGCCAACTGCAGTATATGGCAATGAAATAGACAATGTTCCTAGAGACGGAGCCGAAGAATAATTTATTATTAACGCTAGGGTTATCGTTACAGTCCTACCAACTTTCGACACAGTGGCATAGTTTATCGTGCATGATGTGCCGCTTCCAGATGAAAACGTGCAAACAGGCGTCCACGAAGGATCTGCAGGAACGATAGCATCTACAGTTTGATTATTATTAGATTTTGTTCCTGTCTCGCAGGTTGAAATATTTCCAGTATTACAATTATTCCCTGAGAAAGAGGAATAGGTTTCATAAGTCGCATCTATAGCAGTTGTGGCATAGCCATCAAAACTATTGCCGGTATAAGCACTGCGATATTGATTTGAAACACCGCCGCTTATCCCAAGAAGCATTTGGGCAGTCGCACTTTGACCACTGGTATTCCAAAAGTTATTAGCACTAACTACAGATGTTCCGCAGCCATTTGCGTAATATCCGTATTTTGAATTCATTATTCTATTGCCAGTGACATTAACATTATTAGAAGCATAGCAATAAATTCCGTAATTATTTGCGTAGTTTGCTCCACCAAATATCTGCGTACCACCTGTAATATTTACGCCTCTGGAAGAAAGAACCTCAATGCCATAAGTCGTGCTTCCGGTATAAGCAGGTGCAAACCAACCATCGTCAATTGTTACTGCGCCACCCGGAGTCCCCGGCACACTATCCACGATAATTCCTGCAGTGCTGTATGTATCATGCACATTATTGATAAAATGAACGTCATACGCATTACCAACATTACCGTTGTAATATGCTCCAATATCAACATTCGCAGAACTTGCATTATCTAAGAATATATCATTTGCCGTCTGCCCAGCACTCGTCGTGCTATTATTTATATAATAACCATAAACAGTAGAAGCAGTTCGTCCAGATACTCCGGGAGCCGGATATTCAAAAGCAAAGGTGTCTTTCAAATAAGTTGAATTTGCTGGATAAGCAGTATCAATCCAGAATAAATAAATTTTATTCGCAGATGAACTTCCGGGAGATGTTGATAATGTATAGATTGAGTCACATTCTTTGCAATACGCGCTAAATGTCTGAAACACGTAATTATATTGAGAATTAGCAACTGTAATATTTTTAAAATCTCCAGTGCTGATATTCTGAAAAACAATACCTTTAGAATTAACAGCAGGTGTCGCCGCAGTTCTTGTGAATACAAATCCGCCAGTGATGTTAAGGTATGAGGGGCTAACGCTAGAAGAAACAGTTAAGATCGTGGCGCTGGCGCTTGAACAATTAATGTTTGTCGCAGATGAGCCTCCTGCCGTTATCCCAACCCAAGCCGATCCTTTAATTGATAATGTCCAGTTACAAGTTGAGGAATTATAATTACCAGCTGAAAACTGAACCGTTCCGCCATTCACAATCGAATTTGTTGCAGCTTGAATAGCCACACCACTATCATTAACTCCCGTAACATCCGCACCCCACCATTCGGGATAAACTGTAGATGTTGCAGATAAAACGGGACCCGTAGAACTGCCCATAGTAATTTGGCTACCAGAAAATCCGCAGAAAATCTGTTGACCCGGAGGTGCTACAATCGCACCGTTAATTTGGAGCGTGTAAGAAGCAGATTGTGTAATACATCCGCCTTTTTGCACAACAAGCGTAACATTCGCAGGAACGACAAGATTTGCTGTAAGCGAGGAAGTGCTGTTTACAACTGCTTGCGTTGCTACAGATCCATAACTTGTAATGCTGGTATTAAAGTTTGACCCAACAACAGTTCCACCTCCGCTACCTGACCCACAAGCGCCGCCCGCATCTACAAGGTTGCCGCTGGAGTCAATGCTGACGCAATGACCGTTTGTAAGCGAACCATTTGTTGTGCCGAAAACTGTAGTATTTCCAGAACGAGAAAATGATGTAAGCCCTGTGCCGCCATTAGCAATAGGCAGATTTCCTGTAACCATAGAGCCGAGATTAACACTACCCCACGTCGGAGCGCCTGTAGCGTTCCCAATTAAAACCTGTGCAGCGGTGCCGTAAGGTAATCCCGCAAAAAGGCCGGAATTGTTATATTGAAGTTGCCCGTTTACACCTCCGGGCGATCCGCCACTGCCGCCAGCAATAACCCAATTACCGGTCGAACTTACTGTGCCGAGGTTATACCAAGTTCCGTTAATGTTTGCGCCGAAAGGATAAGGGCTCGAACCTGTATTCTGGATGCCCCAAGTCATTTGATTATATTGAGAAGTTTGAGCAAAGGCACCATTTACCAGCAACAATGCAAACAACACGGTAAGAAGGTTCATGGTGCCTTTATACATATCAAGCCTCTTTTTTAACAGGAGACACAGAGTTCACTGATGAAGATTTAGGCTTTGCAGTTTCCGCCAATTCCCTCTGTGCCTTTAATTCTGCAAGTTGCGTTTTTGCGAGTTCCAATTCCACAGCCTTCCGGTCGAGTTCGGCTTGCAACTCATCTTCACGGGTTTTAAACGCCCCGGGCTCACCTTTTGTAATAAAGTCGATTTCCTCTTTCGCGTCTCCGACAACAATCGGAACCTGCTTTTTCTCATCTTTATACCCGACAACTTTCGGATATTCAGTAAATTTATATTCTGGAAATTCCATATTTTCATAAACACCGAGATAAGGTCGAACTTTAGCCATTTACTTGCTCCTTAGAGGGAAAGGAGGGGGCAATATGCCCCCTCTTTAATGCTTAGATGATGTCTGCAACTACAACCGCCCACTCAGGACGGACCCAGACGTAACCATACAGAACGTCCAGACGTGTGATGAACTGGTCCGACTTAATGTCAAAGCCTGTCACCATACGCATAGAAACCCCGTCCATACGTTCTCTTGCAGTTTCCTGCATGTTTTTAGGCAGTTCAAGATCAGCGGTAGCCATCGTGACTGCATCTGGAATGAACGCAAGGTTTTTACGGTAAACCGTTGAAGCCAGCGTCATTGGGGTGATAGCTGCACCGTTTGCAGGGCTGCTATCAACCGTCTGATACTGCACAGGCGAACCACCGGAAGGCGGAACGATTGCAGGGTAGATCGAAAGGCTCGTTGCGCCGGTCGCAGCATTCGCCGTAACAACGAACATCTGCAACTGACCTATAGAAACTTTCGTGATGCGGTTGACAGCGTTCACGCCAGCGATCTGGATGATGTCGCCTTGGTTAAGCGGGCCAGAAAGTGACGTAACAGTCAGCGTTGTGCCGGTCTGGTTTGCGCCGTTCACTGCAGGGCTGGAATAAGCACCCGTCGTGTGCTTGATAACCGTCTGGTCTTCGAACCAGTCGAAGCCAATCGCGTTATAAACTTCACCCTTACGATACTGCTCAGAAATCTCTGTCGCTGGGTTCAACAGGCCAGTTAAGTTCTGGACTGTTCTTGCCATCGTGACAGGATCAAGGATGAACTTGCGGGAGTCGGTAGGAGCCGAACGCAAGCTCAACAGTGCTTTTGCCTGTAAGAATGTGTCCAGCGTAGGACGAAGCAAGTTACCAGCAGCGTCAAAGTTACCGACCAAGTTCGAAACACCTGGCTCTGCACCTGACATCACGTCTGCAGCGACAGCGCCGACGAGGTTGTTTACAGCTGGCGCAAGAATGCGTTTGGAATAGTCGTCCAAAGACATCGTGCGTTCAACGCTGTTAAACGAAACGTCAACGCCTTTTTGTGTGGCGAGGGTCAGCGTGGTGCTGGTTTCCGCCGTATCTTGGATCTGCGCTACAGGGCCGGTTCGGACCGTGTAGTCATTCGGCAGACGGATACGCAATGACTGACCAATTTTCGCACCGGTCACAGCAAACTGATCGTCATACTGCGTGTCGATATGCTGCAGGAAGGAGTTGGTGTTTACCCAGAGACGCACGGCCTCACGGGTAATCATGTTAATTGTTAAAATTGAGTTTGACATTTCTAAGTCCTCTGGGTTACGCGCTCAAGGCGCAGTTGTCTTGTCAAAACACAAAGGGAGTCCTTTGTTCCTTTGACGGAGCCTGCGACCGTCTCTTGACAGGCAACCCAGATCGCTTACCCTGCGACCAGCAAGGGGAGGACGTTGAAGGTGTCCTCGCCTACCTTTTGCGCCGAGCCAAAGCCTGCTCATTGCGAAGCCTTGCCCATTCTTCCATAGAAATGTTCGGGTCGTCAAGTGAAGCCGGTGCAGTTCCAATACCTTGCACCTTCGGAGAAATCGGCGGCGGCGCGGATGTTACTCGTCTCGGTGCGGTGACTGCTGATGCCAACTTGGCAACTGCCACAGCCTGTCTGGTGGGTGGAAGGAGTGCAATTCTGGCAGCCTCATCAGGATTTTTAGCCAGATGGTAGAGGACTTCGTGTGGATTTCCGCTTTCAATCGCGGCTTCCGTAAGCGAAGTTGGAATTCCACCAAGGATCTGAGCCATGTTATTAAGCTGCGGAGCCCAATCGCCATATTTCGTCAGCCCTTCATTCCAGATTTTGTCCGTCGTATTTTTCCATTCATTCTGCTTTGCCAGTTCCTGCGCCTGACGATAAATTTCCATCTGGACTTGACGGGGATCAACACCGCCAGCAGACTGCTGGGTATCATATTGTGGTGCGTATTGTGGAGCCTCCATAGCTTGAAGGCGCTCTTCAAGTTCGCGCTTTTGACGGGTCAACTGGCCAATGCGATCCAGCAATCCCTGCGGGGGCTTGTTCTCAGTCTCAAGACTAACAGGTGTCTCTTGCGGTGCTTCTTGCGGGGCCTCAACTGCGGCCTCTACAACTGGTGCCGCTACTGGAGCTTCCGCAGGTGCAGCTCCCGTCTCGCCCTCGGCTTGACGGTTTATGGTGTTGTAAAATGTTTTCATGTTAGGCTCCTTTACCTTTCTTCATTTGCAAGACGCCCTCACGCCCTCGACGTAACGTCGCATCCTTGATTAAAGCATCATGGATTTCATCTTTTAGCACATCTTCTATATTTGTTGTAAGCATTTGTGCAAGTGTAGCCCGCGCAGCGTCAAGATAAAGAGGCCAGCAAGATTTCACATAATCTGCCCGTGTGCGATTTTCCTTGTAGAATTCGTTACTTTTTGAGGCCCAGCTTTCATAGACCTCCTCCGCCATTTTCTGCGCGGTTTCCGCGATCATCTTATGCGCATGGGCTCCCTTACCGGGGAGTTTTACAAGTGGCTCTCTCATCTAATTGGCTCCATTGGCAACAATACATTTACATCCCTCTGGCCATACGGAGTTGTATAGTAGTTCCGTAAGCGAGTTCCCTCTGGTGATTGTTCGTAATAAGCTCCTTGAGAAAACGGCTTTATGCCGGAAAACATGCTGCCCCAACCTTGCATTTCCGGCATTGCATTTTCTTGTGAATATTGGTCATAAGGAACAATATGGCTTACGTCAGGAATGCGCCCTTTCTGGAAGCCTGTCAACGGATTACCATCAAAACCAGCCGTGTAATTAGCTCTTTTTGTAAGATAATCTTGTTGTAAGGCGTTTAATTCACTCGGGCTAAATCTATGTTGTGTAATATCACCTTCATCCCCAAGCCATGATCCTGCATACGAACGCATCGCTGCAGGATACATCGCATTCAATATGCTTTCTTCTGGAGCTTGAGTTTGATAAATGCGGTTCCATTCCGCCGCATTTATCGGAGCATAGTCATACTCCAAATCTCCATTTGGATTAAATTCGACACTACCCGCCATAGCCGTATTTCTCGTAATATTGCTGGGTTTTACGACCGCGTTCCGCTTCGTCCTGACCCGTCAACCTGTCAAGCATTTGCGTGACGTAGTAATTCAAGTTCCCTTCAAATTCTTCTGGAGAAACCTCTGAAGGTCTTTTGGCTGGAGTAGGCGTAGCTTTGCCTTTTGAACCTTGCGCCTTTGTTGCCTTTGTTGCCTTTGGCGCTGGCGCTTTCGTGCCTTTCGGAGCTTCCATTGATGCTTGCGCCATACGTTCACCTCGTAACGGATGACCGTAAACATCAATCGGAGGAAGTTCTTGTCTCCCCCTTCCAGCTGGAGGAAGATTGGCTTCCGCCTGACGGCCTTCTGGCTCGTAATATGCGGCCATATACGGCAACCCAACACCAGCTGCACCTAAAGCGCCTGCCGCAATTTTACCATAAGGTATTCCGCCGCGAGCAACAGGTGCACGGTATTCTGCGGTCATTTCAGGTGGCAACTCACGAGCCATCGGTGAATAGCCAAGGCGGTCACTTCCTGCAGGACCTCTCAACACATTCCCGGTCACATCTCTAAACTCACCATACGCTCCATAAGGTGCTTGATATTCGCCTCGAGGAAAACGATCAGCCTCAGATCCAACATAGCGGTAAGAAGGAACTTGCCCACCTTGGCGAGCGGGAAGCCCTCCGGGCGGAATGCCACCACGTTCCACCATTGTTTGTGGACGATAAGGCGCAACTGCTTGCCCCATTTCCTCTGGGGTATAAGGAGGAAAATCACCTTCTTGAAATGTGCCAGTGCGTCTGCCCGGAACGTAAGGACCATATTCGCCCTTGCCTTGGTTCCGGTAATAAGCAGCCATCGCATTTTCATCAAAGCGTGAACGAGGACGATCAATAAATGGACCCGGACCGGCAGGGCCT